TACTTAATGTAAGTTTGTTTCTTTTCTTTAGCAATCCTTCGTAAGAAAGCAAAGTAAATAATTTGTGTAAAATAAGCAAAAGGATTCTTTGACTTATCAGGATTGAAATTCTCAAAATACATTAAACAGTTTTCAATACCGTCTCCAATCATCTCTTCTCTGTATGTGTAATTGATGAAATTTGGTTTATGTGACAATCCTTCAGCAATTTTCATAAAGCATTCACCAATGTAATTTGGTATTGGTTCGTTTATGTTTGTTTCTTTTCGTTGTTTATATTCAACTAGAGCATTTAAAAAGTCTCCATTATTGATATAATTCTTCTTTGCTCTAGGTGTTTTTGTTTTAATTGCCATAATTTCTCCATATTACGCTTGACAAAGCGCTTGACAGTATGTATAATTCACTATGTTCCGTATGAAATGATTTACACCAAGACCTAATGGACAACATTAGAATCCTTCTCAATAAGAGCTTCAATCAACTCTTCTTCATCTTGCATGTGTTCCATAATCTCTGAAGCGGTAATGTATTTTTCTAATTTAACTACCATTTCTTTATAATAATCAACGAATACATCTGTTGCGTCAGCAACAAACATAACATCATTTGACCATATACTAGTTTCATTGAGTTTATATAACTGATGTGGTAACCAAGGGGCCATAACATAAGCTTTTTGGCCATTAACATCATCAGTAATAACTACCATTGGAAATTTAATATTAATTTTATCATCATTAATATCAGAAACATATCCAATAATATCTTCACCTGTTTTAAATCTAACTAATTTAATATCATCAATATTCATCGTTTTAATGCAATCTTATAAATTTTATATTTGAAACGTTCTTCATTATATATTTTGACTCTTTCCGTAAAGTGATTAAGAGTGAAATTGGTATGTTCACCATGCCTTAAATCATCAGCAATGTCATATAATGTTGCCACAGTTTTGCCTTCTGATTGTCGTAAACCACGGCCAATCGATTGCAGATTTCTCACCCTACTTTTACTTGGTGAAGCAAATATTACATTGTGTAGATTTCTAATATTAATACCGGTACTAAATGTACCGTATGAAGCTACCACAATTGCATTTGTTTCTTTTTCCATAATGCGTCTAACTTCTTCTCTAGCATCCGCATCTACTTTACCGTGAATAAAGAAGACTTTACGGTCTCCTAATTTCTCAGCTTCTTGTAACATATTATACAGTATTTTACCGTGTTTGTCAACAAATTGATATAAAATCAATGAGTTACCGTCTAATGATAGTGTCAGGTTCCGAATAAATTTGTTTCTTGCCACATTGAAAATTAAGTATTCCAACTCTTCTGGATACTTAGATTTTTTCATTAACTTACAGGTGTCATCATCATGTTTTAACACCAAACATTTAATTTCTAGGTCAGCAACCTGACCTGAATCCATTAATTCTTTAGTTGAAACTACCTTACGAACAGGACCAAATAATCCTTCCAACACAAGTTTATGCGTTTTAGTTCCATCTAATGTACCAGTTAATCCAATTCTATATTGAGTATTGATTAAACTAGTCATAATAGTTGTTAGAGATTGTGCTTTAAACAAATGTGCTTCATCACCAATTATGAATTGGTATTGTTCAAAGTATTCTTTTGGTAATGTGTAAAGTGATTGCCAAGTGGAAATAACAACATTTTTATTTGTCTGTTTGTCTTTACCTTGATATACTCTATGAACATTATCTTCCACATCCCAATTATTCTTAGATGAGTAGTCCTGAAAATCAGAATATAGTTGTTCTACTAAAGAAGTAGTTGGCACAATGATAAGACCCCGAAGGCCTTTATATTGTATAAGCTGACGAACAAACAAATAGATGATTAATGATTTGCCTGAGGCTGTTGGTGATAATAACATGTTTCTATGGTTTCGCATACCATGAACAAAAGCATCTAACTGATAATCCCTAACTTCGATATCTTGGCCGCGAGATTGTAATTGAAGTTCATCAACAAATTTCTTAGCGTGATATACTGGATAATCATCAGTTAAATTTAATTCACATACGAATTCATATTCACGTTCAACACAGAAATTTTGTAAATACGACAATAATCCAAGATAAATTTGTGAGGTTGACATATTTACCAAACGAATTTTTCCATCCCAAATTCTGTTTCTAAATGCAGGAGTAAACTGATGACCTGGCACCATAAATGTGAAATAAGATGAAATTTCTTGTAATATTCCTTTTTCACATGTTATTTTAGCATAAACTTCATTCACTTTTGATACTACTATTTTTTCCATCTTATATTCCATGGTTTAGATTTTTTAATTCTATCACTTCTGTCCTTACTTTGAGTTAAAGCAATATCAGATAATTTTTGTTTAATTTCATCAGTCATTGTAATTGGTGCTTTGCCTATTTTACTGGCCATATAACATTTTCTATTACAATATTTTTTAACATCATAAATGAAAGGTTTAATACCTTGTCTTGGTATATTTTCACCACATTGTTCACAGATTCTAAATTGTGTGGTACAATTATCAAAATGCCATCTTAGCATATTTGGTTCATTACCGGTGACACCACATTTAGGACATTCCACTATTACAGCGTTTCTTTTTTCTGATTCAGATTTACAAAACGCACTATATTCAATTGCTAAAAAATTATCACCTTCATTTTCAAACTCAAAATCCGGCATATTCAATAACTTGGTTAAATTGTTCATAATACCTCCTAACGGTATTTATAAACAATCTTATTTAACCATCAATTTATCTTGCGCCTTGTATAAAACGTTCGTGTTGCATATGTTCCTTCAGTTGCCATGTTCTATTATTAAGTTCTTTAAGAATAGATTCACACAACGAAACACATTCGTCATGGTAAGATTTACTCATCAATAAATCCACCAAATCTTTATCGGATTCCAGATAGGTAGTAACGTCAGACTTTAGAGTGTATCTGAATGGTTCCCAACCTTCTACATCTAGTTCTTCTTGGGACATTTTGCCGGTATAATATTCCCATTTCTTACGCTTGAGTTTATTATATTTGAAGATGGCCTTTTTAGAGGCCACCCTATGGTCTGTCATAATAGTTAAAAACCTACTATGAATTTTAGGTATGTTCAATATTTCTTTGGATGGTTCTGTGATATCAATCTCAGAATCTTTTTTCCATAATTGAATTATTTCGTCAAGAGTTTGCATTATTTACTTCCAAAAACAAATTATCTAATTATAACAAATACTTACAGGTGTGTCAAGCGTCCAATTTTTCAATTTCAAAGAAATCGTATCTAAATGAAACCGATGCAGTTAATGTATCTTCAACTGAATTGGTAGCTTTAAATTCAATGTCAGATAATGAAACCGGGAACATGTTTTGATATTTAATTCTGAACTTAGGATTATTTAGGCTAGACATAACCGTTAATATTCCATCAGCATACTGTGCCATTTGTTTAGAATTGATAATAGTTTCTCTGCGCCATAGATTGGCATATTCTTCATTCTTAACTGGTGTAGTTAAATCTCTCATCCAATCATGAATATCAGTCCATGCTTTTAATTCAGCATCTATTAAAAATGTAACATCTAATCTATTGTATACCATTTTATTACCTGGTACATACAAATCAACAACAGACGTTGGTCTAGGCATTTCAGGTAATGATACGCCAGGTAAGTTAACCGACTGACAGAAATACTGTACGTTATTAATACGAGGCATCACAAAAATATATTTTGTGGATTGTAATAAACTAGTATTCTGTGGTTGTCTGGTTAATACATTTGGTGTGGCCATATTAAATCTCCTTGTATCCACTATTTATACGCATAAAAAAAGAGGGACCGAAGTCCCTCTCTTAGTATCACTCTTATTGGTGACTTAGTTCGACTACATCAAGTTCGCAACTTGGAAAATGCGGTAGTAAACATTGCTACGAGTAACTAAACGACCATTACCTGTAGAAGATGAGTAAACACCTTCTGCAAATGGGTTAGCAACCATACCGTAACGAGTTTTGAAACCGATTTTTGGTTGGAATGTGAATTGGTCAACTGCACGAACCATTTGTAGAGGTACGTATGGGCAGTAGAAAATACCTGCGTCATAAGGTGATGAACCTTTGTAACCTACAGTAACTAATTCGTTGTTGCTTGTGTAACCACCGAAGTATGGATCGATATACACTTTGATACGACCGTGTAATAGACCAGCATATGTGTTGCCTGTATCGTCAACTTGTAAATCAGCAGATAAAGCAGGAGTGTATTGTAACACACCAGCCATAGCAAGAGCTGAAGCTACGTCAGAAGAAACGATAAGAACGTTACCTTTGCCTCTACGAGTTTGTTTAGCAATAACGTTAGCATCACGTTCGATTTGGAAAATCAAACCTTTGAAACGTTCAACTGACCAACGACCGTTAGAGTCTGTATCTAAGTTGAAAATACCAGCAGTTTGTGTACCGTATTGAGCACCTGCTTTAGCAACTGCGTAGATAGTACGAATAACTTCACGGTTGATTTCTGCCAAGATTTCTGTTGACAAGATGTTTGACAACTCTGTTTCAGCATCCAAACCATGGATAGCTTTCAAATCTTGAGCAAGTTCTAGTGAGTATTCAGCTTTCAAAGCACGGCTTTGAGCTGTAACTGAAACTTTCTCGATTGAGAATGCCATTTGTTGGAAAGGAATACCTGTATCAGCACCCAATGTTTCTGCAGCACCAGTAGTTAAACCGATACCAGAAGTGAATGTGTTAGAACCGTTCACTGATTGGTTGATGTTACCGTAAGCAGATGGGTTAGTATTAGCATCAGTTGCAACTGTACCACCGAAACCGTATGGGTTAGATGTAGATACGTTACCTGAGAATACTGTGTTAGCTTCGTTAAAGAATGCTTCGTCGCCAGATTGACTGTCGTAACGGGCACGCATTGCGAAGATAAGACCAGTAGGGCCTGTCATTGGTTGTACACCAGCAACATCATAAGCAATCAAGTTAGGTAAAGCACGGCGAACCAATGAGATTAAGATTGGGTCGTAGTTTTTTACACCACCGGTTAAGTTTGTAGGACCGTCATTGGTTTCGTTAAGTTGTTGACGCTCTTGAAGGATGGCCTTTTGTTGGTTCTCAAGAACCATTGCGGTTACAGCCTTTTTATATGGGTCTTTAATAGCGTCTAGTTCTGGATGCTCCAAAACTGGTTGCCATTTAGTTTGTAATTCTTCTGAAAGATACATTATAGCTCCTTAGTTTTCTTTTTTAATTATTATTTTTTCAAGGTTTTAGAAATTGTTTGTGCATACATTGACATCTCAGCATCAGCAATCTTCGCTGTTTCTGGTTCGTCATCGAAATGAACACTCTCATCTAAAAATTCTTGTTGGTCTGCAACTTTAATAGTAGAAGGGAAATATGATTCTTTAATCATTTCCAATTTACCAGTAAAATCTTCTTCAGTAGTGAAATCAACACCTTCTGCAAGTGCAGCAATTTTTTCTACTTGGGTTTGAGTCAGGCCTTCACATACTGCGTAAATAGCCTCTACTTTTCTATGTTCGTTAAGTTCTTTATTCAACTCAACAGTTTTATTGATTTGTTCATTTAGTTCATCTTCTAATGAAGTAACTTTTTCAGCTAACTCTTCAACGATATCAACTTTTTCTTGAGGAATATCAATGTAATGCTCTAAGAATAAATCTTTAAGACCACCAATGAAATTCTCTACCATTTCAGCACGTAGACCTTTTTCAATAGCGATTTGATTTTCTGTCATCCACTCTTCAACCATATAGTTCAAGTAGTCATCAACTTTAGCAGCTAATTCTTCTTTAACTTGGTCAACAGCTTCTTCAAATTGAACATTCATTTTTTCTTCAATTTTTTCAGCGATGGTCATTACACGAGCAGTAACGGCAGCTTCAAAAATTGTTTGAGCTTTAGATTTGAAATCTTCTGATAAGTTTTCGCCAGCTAAAAGAGCATCAACATCTTCTGAAGAATCGTAATCGAAATCTTCTTCTGAAATTAAACTATCATTAGCTTCAGTTTCTTCACCATATGATTGGAATGTAGCACCTGGATTTTTAGCCATAGTTTGAGTTGGTTTTTTACCTGCTTTACGGTCACGAATAGTATCGTTAGAATCAGCATCTTGCTCAACTGAATCTAAATCACCACGGCCTTCTGAATCAGCAGGACCATTAGCTTTAGAAATACCAACACCGTCAGTTTGTTTACCTACACCAGTTTTACCTGGAGCAACTGCTGATGGGCCACCTTTAGTACCGTCTGGTGTTGCATCTGTTGTTTTAGTAAGTGCTGCACCTAGGTCTACGACACTAGTTGCTACACCCGCTGCGTTTAAAGATTTACCTAAACCGAAAGAATCTTGTCCGCCTCTTTTTGACGAAACGTTACCACCTAGAATTTCAGCGGCTGCTTCGGAAAGATTAAGTTTTGTAGTCATTTTAAAAATCTCCTTGGACTTGTATTGTTTATTTATAATATTATAATTTTTTGATGAAGTTTTCAAATATCTGAGCTGCAACAGCTTCAATTTCTCTACGACTAGCTTTTCTAATTGCTTGTTTTGCTATGTCGTGGTCCATTTCTGTCCAAACTCCATTAACTAACATCCATTCTTTGTTTTCCATAATGCCTCTTACAAAAGCATCAGGTGCAGAGGGGTCTGCCACAATATCTGCCGCTGTGGCTAGATAGAAGTCATCTTGAACAACGTTAACACCATTTTGTTGTTTGATGGAACCCATACCACGTGAAGAGACGCCCAATTGGCCGCCACCTTCAATTAGATTCCTAGCAATGTTACCCATAGGTGTGTCAAGAATTTTTGCTTTGCCTATCCAATCATTCCCTTCTTGATGTAAATCCACAATCATGTGAGATACACGGTCAAGATTGATTGAAGGCGTATCAGGATGACCTAATTCACCAAAGGCACGGTTTTTATTAATATATTGGTCAGTATATCTAGATACTTCTTTTTCCATTACTTCACGCATATAGATACGACCATTTCTGTTTTTTTGTTCTGTTTGTAAAAATGGACCCGTAATGAACAGGTTTCTTTTACCACCTTCAACTTCTTCGGTGATGTAACTTACAGACTCGTTGACTTCTTTAATTAGTTTCATTTTTTTATCCTTATGGTGTCATTCCATAATCACCGTAATTGAATGCGGCTGGGTCTCTATCTTGACCACGACTGTATGTGTTGTTGTCTTTACGTAACTCAATAACAATATTATAAACAGAGTTGGCTAAAGAACCCATGCCGTATGTTTCAATACCAATATTGCCGTTTGCGTTTGCAGAACCTAAGGTTGGATTTGAAATAGTAATCCAGTTACCATTGTCATTATATACGCCTTGTCCAGCACCAAAACCCATAATGGTTTGTTTAGTATCAGCTGTCCAATATAAACGAACATGGCCTGTATTGGATGTAGAGCAATTATACCAAAGTCTATTTACAGCCAAACCATAAAAATTAACCGGTCCTGTATTAGATGTCGATATCAATAAGTTTGCTCTAGAACTATCTAAAGCCCCAAAAAGTGAATTAGCAGTAATTCTTTTGGTGTTAGACTCATCGCCAGATGCCCCATCAAAAAACCCTGTTAACTTAATCACAGAATGAGTGTTTGTGTCTTTTAAGACTTGATAAGTAAATTGGTTTGCCATTTTTTATCCTTTAATTTACATGTTTCTTAGCAAACTCAACAATTTCTTTAAACTGGTGTTTGCTTTTTTGTGCCATTTCAAAAACTTTTTGTTTGTTATTATCTGTTAATGCTTCATACATCTTTAATACAGCATTTGCAATTAATCTATCTACAACCAAAGTAGTATTATCTTCGAATACAATACGTCTAGTGGTTTCATCTGATACTATTTCTTGCAATTGATGTATCACATCTTGTGTTTCTGGTTCTTCAAACTCTTCAACTGACAACAATGAAATGCCTTTATCGTCAAATGGAATACTAACATATTTTTTAATGCTATCTACGTAATATAAAGCAACTCGTTGGCCATTAGGAAATTGTCTAATGGACTTTCTACGCATTACCATAATAGCAGGAGGATCCTTAGGATTTTGCTTAGAAGAAACTTCTTCTAACTCCTCAATATCCTCCTGTACTGGAATACTTTCAATGTAATCTTTTAAAGATTTCATTAGTCTTCTTTGTCGCCTTTATGCATGCGTTTTTCGTGGCCTTTAACTTCTTTTTTGGCAACATCTTTACACATAGCTTTATCTTCAGCTTCGTCTTCGTGGCCTTCTTCTTTTTCTTCCAATTGAACATCTTCAGTTGAAATAGACATGCCTAACATTGAAGCACCAACTTCTTGTTTTTTTGCTTCGATTGCAGCAGATACTCTGTCGTGAATAGAAGCATACAAAGCCTCACGCATCTCTTTTGCGTTATCATCAGCTGCGAAATCTATAATTTGTCTTGCGTTCATGTTAATCTCCAAATTCATTATGGTATATTTATAATACTATTGTTTAAGGTTTAAGTCGCCACCGCCACCACCATTAGATGGTTTGGTTTGTTGTGGTGCTTTCACTGGAGCCGAAGCACCTTGAGGACTTGCGTCCTGACCGCCTGGTTGAATCATTGGGTCTTGTTCTAACGTTGGCGTTTGTGGTGATTCACCGCCACCAGGACTCATTCCAATATATTGTAAATCTGCAGGCATTGGAACACCTCTACTACGTTCATCTTCAATTTCTTTGTCGATAGTTTTAATATCATCGTCAGAAAATCTGAGAACATTTCTACGAATCCAATCCATAGAATAATAACGGCCGGTGTATAAGTCAATTTGACTCAACAAACTTAAACGCTCTCTTAAGATTTCAGCGTCTTTTAATTCAGCAAAGTTATTATCACGAATGAAATCGTAATAGATGCCTTCTTTAAACACATTCCATTCATCTTCGGTACAAACACCTTTGAGAACGCATTGTATTTTTAAAGCTTCATCAAATAATTCTGTAAAGCGATTACGTAATTTATTAACAAACTTAGCAAACTTAACTTCATCACGTGAAATTTCTGTTGCTCGTCCAATGGTAAATGAAGTTGCCGATTCCATACGTGAAACTGGAACGTTTAAGCATTTGTATAATTTCTTTTCAAAATACTTAACATCTTCTAATTCACCTAAGTTTTGACCACCAGGTAAAGTTTGAATTTCAGTACCTTTACCACCTTCACGGCGAGGTAACCAAAAGTCTTCCATCATAGACATGTGTTTACGTTCATCTCTAACTTCACCAGTTTGAGCATCGTAAACGATTTTGTTTTTATACTTAACCATTATGTCACGGAGATATTGTTCCGCTTTCATCTTAGGTAAGTTACCTACATCAATGTAGAAAATTCTACGTTCAGGTGCACGTGATATACGATAGATAACCGTTGCATCTTCAATCATTCTCAACTGATTTAATGGTTTGATTGCCTTGTGTAGGTATGATAATACCGATGCCCTTCTGGAATCCATTAGGCCTGAGTTTACATTGATTATTGAATCTTTGGCAATTCTAACCCCAACAGGACCATAATTAGACGATGACCCATTAATAGATTTGTCATTGAAAATGTAGTATTCGTTAACCACGACTACCATTTCAACGCCAGTTCTGGGGTCTTTATCTTTCTTAACTTCACGCACTTTACGTATTTTGCGTGGGTCAATATATCTAAGTTCTTTAATACCCTGAGTCGGATTCTCTCTGTCAATCAATATATGATAGAACAACCGACCGTCAATGTAAAAGCGTCTGAATATATCAGGCGCCATATTGTTGTAGTTAAGCAATTTCAGAATGACATTAAATTCATTTTCAATTGCTTTTTTAATCTTGGGTGATACGTTTAACTTATCTGTAATTAATTTAATATTTTCACCATCGTCATTTTGTACGATAGCTTCATTACAAATATCATCAATAGCAGATTCAATTTCAGGTTGCATCGCCATTTCACGATAACGACCAATAAGTTCTACTTCATTCTTTGCTGTACCATCTAAATCGACATACGTACCGTAATACGCGGCCTGCGTGATGGTTAGAGCGCCGTCATCATTTGATGGCGGTGTAAAAGATTGTGTAGAATTCTGTTGTTCTTCGTCTTCTTGCTGACGAGATATTTGGAACCCAAAAAGTGAAAAAGCCAATTTAATTTCCTTTATTCAATATTCAAAATAACATAATAAGAGGGGATTTCTCCCCTCTTCCATATAGCATCATTAAGATGTTGTATCTGATTCCCAGAATTGATAGGCTAAAGTTACGCCAAATTCTTCAATACTGTCGTTAGAACCCCAATCTAATTCGATTGGAGAAACATCGGTTGGGAATAAACCAACAAATTTATAAGATTTAATTGGTAAACCAGCTTTACTAAACTGAGTTACTGTTGCATCAGTGGTATATAGTAGTTGATTATATGCTGCTGGATTTCTTACGTTTAGAGAGTGGCTATTAATTGCATCAGACCATTTCTCAAAAGCGTTACGTACATTGAAATCTTCATCATTGATAATCGTAATAGACCAATCTGGAAAGGTTCTATTACCTGCAAACTTCATTTCACGACCGAAGTAATACATTGGGACTGTTCCGACTGTTGAACCTGGCAACTGTGCGGTCTTGGCCAAAAACGAAAGTCTTTGGCCAGCCACTGGTGAATTTGCCACCGTTGGGAAGGTTAACGATACTTGGAACAGATTAGGACGAGCGCCATCTCCTAAGAGATTGGCTCTAAATTCTGTTACATTAAATGCCATGTTTTTCTCCTATACTGTCTTTATTTATTAAAACTTCCCAACGATTTCTGTGAAGTCTACACCAGTTCTAACAGCAACAAAATTCAGTTGAATGAAGTTGATTGAACGAGCTGGTTTGATGTAGATATCACCAACGAATTGGTTGGAATCAATAACTTGAGCAGTATTATTTGTTGAATCGCAAACTACACGGTAGTCATAGATACCACGGCGACCTTTAACGTCACGTAAGAATGGTTCTACCAATGCAACAAATTGTGCTCTGGTAAATTCATCATTGAATTCAAACAATGAATACTTAGCAGCAACTGCGATTGCTTTTTCTAATACAATAAACAATCTGCGAACGTTGATACGGTCAAATGCTGATGGTTTAGATTGCATGGTTTTATCACCATACAATACAACACCTTCACCAGGGAATGCTACCACTGGATTGACGTTTGCTGGATACAATGTATCCCTGTCAGTTTTATTTGGATTCCAAGATAATTTAACAACATTTTTAATACGACCACGGTTCAGACCAGCCGGAGACCACCATGGGTCACGAACATTATCTGTGTAAACACATAAACCGGCAATGTCACCATTTAATGGAACATAACGATATACGTTGTTATATTTGTCAAATTGATATTTCCAAGCAGAATCCATAACTGAATATGAGGTACCAATGTCTAAACTATTTCTATAAGCAACAACACCAACAGCTGAAGGTGAAGTTACAGCACTAGTATAGTTAGGAGAAATGAAAGCTAAACAATCTTTTCTGTCGTCTGCTATTTGATGAACATATTCTGGAACAGTTGTGCCGTTGCCAACTTCTGAAGCATTACCTGCTACTAATAATGATACATCCACTTCTTCTGAGTTAGCAAATAAATCCCAACCTGTTACATAATGTGATTGTAATGGTGTGACATCAATGCCGCCAGCTAGTTTATCTTCATAAATTGAAGTTGTTGTGCCGAAGTTTTTATTTACAGCTGACACACCCCAACCTGGAGTTATATGAGACGCTACTTGAACCCATTTAGATTTATTTGAAATTTGAGTTACATAATAGTTTGGTGTGCCGTCATCCAATTTAGCATCACTAGCTTTTGAAACATGAGCATATTTTTCTAATACTGTACCAGCTGTACCGGTAATAACACCAGTATCATCGATAACAGCAATATGTAATTCATCATTTGAACCACCAACGCTTGCAGCATAAGTAGATGTGCCTGGAGGATTATCAAAATAAGTATTCAAATTCACAGTTAGACCTGTAGAGGTTGTTATGTTCCATGAATTGAATGATGATGAAGAATTGTTAGCGCAAGCGGTAACTCTAATGTTATTACCCAGTGAACCTGGATATCTAGCATAAAATTCACCGTAGGCTGTTGTTGTGTTTGCTGAATGATTTAACTCGTAATCATCTTCGTTTTCAATTAGAACACCTGTACCAACCGCGGTAGCATTATTAGCATGTAATGCGGTTGTTGTATCAACAACACGAACTACACGTAAATTATTGCCATAAGCTAGAAAGTTAGCTGCACTAAAGAAAGAAACGAAAGTATTACTATTTGGTTTACCAAAACGGTCAACGAGTGTTATTTCACTGTCAACCAAAATTCTTTTGTTTACTGGACCCCATGCGAAGTCCCCAACAATTGCACCGGCTGTAGTTGAAACTGAAGGAACGACTGTGGTTAAGTCAATCTCAGAAACATTTACGCCAGGAGAAAGTTGAAACGCCATTTTTATCTCCTTGTATTTTTATAATGATAGTAGAGAAACATATATTACTATACATTCTATTTATCATTACCTTATTTTATAAACCCTTTGTTAAGCTTTTGAAATAATCTGAGTATGTATCACCTTGACCTGATACCCAAACATCTCCGTCTTCAACAACAAAAGGCACATCTAAACCATCACTTAGTTCTCCCACAGGTAATATTTCTTCATCAACTTGTGAGAATTGTTGTAATTGTAATTGTTTTCGTATGTCATGTGATACAATTTCTTTGAAATATTTTTGAGTGGTCATCCAGGCAAAAAGGACTAAGGTCATAACCATGTCATCATTTGCACCATCATCGGCTTCAAAAGTACTTCGACCAGCAACAAAAGTAGTTAATTCAGCTATTGTATCGAAATCATTAATTATTAACTTGTCAGATTCAATCAAGGTTTTTAAATTTGAACATCCAACTCTCTTAACAAGTGGTGTCATACGAACACCCATTTGTACACCTCTACCAAAGCCAGCGCTGATTTGCTGTGCTTTTTTGTTTCCTGTTATCACCTTAATTACATTCTCATATTCTAAATCTGTATGTAGTGTTTCTGCGATTTGTGGATTATTATTAATCTCAACCAATATATAGGCATTATTATAATAACGTGCCGCATTGTATATTACCGTTGGGAATAATATTGGAGATATTGAATTGTTTCTATATCTAGCAACTTGTATATACGGGGTAGATGAAATATCTATTACAGAGAACGTAGAATAGTCTAAGTTTTTGCCTTCAGCTACATCAACCGCAATTGCGTACAAGTGTTCTTTTACAGTGCCATCGTCATTATCTTTAATAGGGTGTTCAAAGATATCAATATCCATTTGACGAAGTATTGGGTCTTTATAGTGCATCATCTGGAGTTTTTGACCAGAAATTAAAGTATTAGATGAACCTAAGAACTCAGTTTCAAACTCTTGTCTAAACTGGTCTTCACTAGTGTTCTTAATTGTTTCTTCTTTCCATTTTTGGTCACGACCAGGAACCATAGACCAATGAATTTCTAAGGCCTTGTAGGTACTTCGTCCTTCAATGGCATCCATCCACATTTTGTAGAATAGATTCATACCATTTGGAGTTGAAACAATAATAATCTTAGAAGTTTTACCAGATGAAATTACAGGATAAACTGAATTAAAGAATTCTAATGCAATATTATTAGGTACGAAAGCAAACTCATCTAAGAATACTAAGTTAAATGAACCGCCTCGAATAGCACTTGATGTGGTTGAAGCTGAGATAACTTTAGAACCATTTTCAAGTTCAACATTACCTTTGTTCCAAGTGATGATACCTTGTTGTAACCATGTAGGTAAATTCTCATAAGCTAATTGGTACTTGGCTAAAATATCACGAGCTAGTGAACCTTTGTTGGCCAGAATAGCAATGTTTTGAGCATCTTGAAATATGGAATGCCAAAGAATATAACCAACAGATGTAGTTGTTTTACCAACCTGCCGAGGCATCTTCATAATAACAAAACGGTTGTCTTTAAAAGTTTCAACCATTTTCTCTTGGAAATCCCACATACCAAAAGGAATCAAACCCTCATCTACGTTTACAATTTTAATGTATGTCTTAATAAAGTAAACCGGGTCTTTAGAACACTTGATGTATTCTTCAATTTCTTCTTGAGTATATTCGTGAGGTACACCTACTTTTTTTAGAAGTGGATTATCTCTATAACCTAAATTTTCATTAACTGCCATCTATAGTTTTAATCTCATTTTTAATCATTTTGGACAATTCAGAAGTCGAGCCAACAAATATTGCAGCTTTACCTACATTTAAGTTCTGAGTCTTGGTGCCAGTTATTTCTTTCATTTGTTTTTGCATTGCTAAAAGTTTTTCATTAGCATCAGCAACTGTTTTAATCATGGTAGCCGCTACTTCAAAAGCTCTAGGATGCTCAGACTCTCTAGCAATAGCAAGTATGTCATCAATGGCACCAGCACCTTTAGAAACAATTTCTTTTAATTGTTTACGAGATTCTTCGTAATCTTTCATTAAATCTGTTTCTAATATTTCTTCTTTTTTATCTCTAACAACAACATCAGTCGGTTGGTCAATCACCGTAGATGTTGTTGGTATGTTTAGCATTTCACTTAAATTCTCATCAATTTTAGACATTGTATTTTACTTTATATATTAGGAAATTCAGTTATGGTGGTTGTATATAGATAGTTCGAGTTAGCGATAGCCGTGTTTGGATTCGGTTGAACATCAATTTTAACCAAATGTACAGGTAATATTTTATGCGATTGTATGGTGTATACCGCACCGGTTTGTTTACCATAAATTGGTTTTGATGTGACAAAATTACCAGTTAATGCGCCAACTTGTAATTTTAATGTTGTACTATTCCAAGCAATTACTTTAGCAACCGCTGTGGCACCATCCATTGTATAACCTTGATACACGAACTCACCTTCTTGGTAATCACCTAGGCCACCAGATGCTACTTTAAATTCAACCAAATCGGAATCAGATAAAGTATAATCGTAAATATTTGTAATAGACCTTTTGATAATCTTTGGTTCAGAAACAGGACCATAAACAAACCCTTTGACCGTAAAATTTAAAGTCCATATAATAGTTCTAGTTTCATTTTCTCTAGGACCTTCATAGGTTACTTCATATCTTGTATCTTTTAAGTGAATTGGTATTTCTTTGGTTATACCCATTTCAGGAATAAGATTCAACTTGATTGTATAATCTGGTGTAAAATACGGTAATATGTGTTCAATGATTTGTGTGCCGTCTTCAATATTTCTAACATAGATGTATAAAGAAAAATCAAAATCATAAGGTACAGGATTATATTGAGATAATATTGTATCTGCTTTTTGTGAAGGTGCAAAGTTTTTAATATTAGTTATTTGTTTACGTGAAGCATCATATGTTAACCCGTTCATTTCAAAAGACATACGAGGTAGTGTAATTTGAACTTTGGTGTCCAATCCTGGGTCGTTCTGCAAACGCATAACATAACGTTCTTTAGACGCATATGCTAAAGGCACCTTTTGTCTTTGTGCTTCAGATCCATCTGGATTGTAACGAATTAAATCAATGTCATTGAATAAGTCTCCAAATCCAACAACCATTTTTCTAATAATTTTATTGTAGGCTATCATATTTCACCAAATGGGTTTGATTCTGAGAAATCGATAATTTGGTCAGCTTCAGTTTGAATGACTTTATTATCATACACTTCTCTAGTTAATGTAACATCTAATGGGTCGTAAGCCAATAGTTTAATACTTGTATTTGATGTATGGCCAATAACGTTTGCATTAAGTTTAAATTCACCAGCGATATTTGTTACATGTAATGTTTTTGTATTTTTATCCCAAGATGAAACTATAGCCACAGTA